CGGCGTGGAGGGCGGGAGCGGCCGGCGCGCCGCCCGCCGTCCAGAGGAGGGCGGCAGTTTCGTCGGTCAGCAGATTCGCCTTGACAAGCGGTGTTCCCTCGGCCAGCGGTTCGTCTTCCAGCCGGAGCCAGACCTGACGCAGCGGATTCCCCGCCGCGTCATAGGCCCCGTAGCAGACCGCGCCGTTCGCCAGATCGTTCGTCCCTTTTCTGTCCCGCATGGCTCATTCCTCCACGGCCTTGATGTAGGCATGGCTGCGAACATCCGGCGTGATATTCGGGATGCGCTTGCTGTCGTAGGTATAGTCGTGGTAGACATTGCGCATGACGGTGGAAGTAGATTTGCAAGAGCCAATCAGGAAATTACCATTTCCGGCTAGAGAAGTAACTTCGTACCCAACATCCACGGAGATAAAGCCAGCGGCGATGTCGTCTGAAATCTGAATCGACGTACCACCTGCACCAGCAAAAAAGCCGTCGAACGCGATCAGATTTCCGACTAGATACTGATTTCCGGTTTTTGTCGTAAAGCTCGTTCCTGCATTCAACGAGTACAGAAGCTTACCAGTGACTGCAGCAACTATGGTGTTTTCATAAACAGCAATCGACCCACCGCCATTCACACCGACAGAAGTCATAGTTTCCCATGTTGTCTGGTCGTGCAATGTTCTGCAGCGATAGAGCGTAGACCCGTTGAAGAAGAAGAAGTATCCAGAGGCAGCATCATAGATAGCGTCTTGAATAGGCGAAGTGCCGCTATAGAGCTTTTCGTCCGTCCACCCTGTGGCAGGATTGGAGGAATGGTAAACGTGCGCATAGTTGTTATATTTATCTGTATAGACATAATAACTCGCGCCGTCATACAGAACATCGAAGTCTACGATATAAGTGTGGTCGCCGATTCCTTCACCAGATTCGCTCATTACAGACCACGAATTTGCAGGATTGGTCGCTGTCAAAAGTCGCACTTCGTAGCTGCTTCCGTATGTGCATAAGCATACGTATTTCAAATTGTAGTAGTGGATGGGACCGATTTGATGTACAGTCGACGGAACTGAACATTTTGCCCACGTTGTTCCGTTGCTGGACCGGTAAAGCTCTACTGTCAGGTCGTCCTTGATTCTGCTGCGGAACCAATACCCATTTGCGTAGGAAATGATATCGTCGGCATCGGAGCTGTCGCCCGCCGTTGTCGCCACAACTTGGGCTGTCCAATCCTCGCTCGTCGCTGCTGCTCTGAGGATGGGGTATAGCTCGGGGTACTGCGCCTGCGTGATGAACCGACCGTCGCAGGGGAGCCACGCGGAAGACGGTGCTTCACGGGACGTCAGCTCGATATCGCCGACGAGGTGCATGCCCTTCGATAGCTTTTCAAATGCCTGGTTGACAGTTGGGTCCTCCGGCTTGTTGCTGCCGGGCCAGAGCTTCGAAGCTGTGGCGTCCGAGAGAAGATTTGCCTTGCTGAGCGGCGTTCCCTCGACGGTCGGCGCGTCCTCGCGCCGGAGATATTCGTAATGGTCAAGCGTGCCGTCCGCGTTGTAGATGCCATAGCGGATGGCCCCGTTCGCCAGTACCTGTGTCGGTTGTCTATCTGTCATAGTAATCCTCCCGCGGTGCACTCCGCCGCGCCAGTGTAGCGAAACGCATTTATCACATTGTCGACCAGCGTCTCGCAGATGGTCAGGATGCGCTCGATATCGTTTGCGCCCGCATACGTCAGCAGTGCGATCTCCGGCACATCCGGGGCATTTGCGGGGTAGGCGAGCGCGGCGCGGACGTCGATGATCTGGTCGTGGTATGCGCCCCCCTGTGCGGCTGTTATAACGTCCGTCATAGCCCAATCCGTCTTCGCCTGCCACGTGATATCCATGCCGCAGACGCCGGTCATGAGGTCGCGGAGGTAGTTCAGCGCCGTCCCGACGCGGTTGAGGTCAACGGCGTTGTATGCGCCCTTCATCCCCGCCAGCCACTCCGCCAGCTCCGCCGCCGTCATGCCCGCGTAGCCCTTCACGGCCAACTCGTGCACGCGTGCGACGTCCGCTGCCGTTCGGTCAGTGATGAGGGTGTCAATAATCGTACTCATAGAAGCTCCTTAACGCCCGTCGGCTTGTTATCAGAATGACCTTAAGGGCCATATCTACATAGTTAGAAGCAAAAGCCAAATGTCACACCGTAGTCAGTATCAGAACCACTAAATTGATAGAGAGAGCCGCTAGTGTTTATACACTTTACACTGCCTTTATGATTATTGTCCGTGCAGATTGAACGCAGCCACCAATAAGAATTTGTATTGTTATACTGCTTTATGCGACGACTGCTGGCACCTGTATAGTACTCGTACATGGTACCTTCGCCTGCTACCGAATTATAACCTATACCTAGCTCATCGTCACTTAATATAAATAGCTTATCTGCTGTAGAATCTAATTCCGACAAATACGCGCTGGCTCCAGTTAGTTTTGTAACTTCTCGAATCGCAGCCTGCACTTCAGCAGGCATCCTCTTCAAAATAGCCGGCAACGTACTGGTACGCATTGTCGACTTCTGCCATGTGTAAGTAACATTCGAGCTAAGCATTTTAGCTTTGGAATAGCAGGCATGAAGTTGGAACGTCAGCGGAGCCTTGCCCGAGCCGTCGGCGTAGTCATCGTGGTTCTTGCCGATGATGTCGATCTGGTATGCTTTATTGCTGATTGTCATCTCTTTGCTGTCACCGACAGCCCAAGCATCGGGAACACTGCCAGACTGACACGCAGCAATAATAGTCGACCAGTCGTTATTGCCAAAAACAGGGTCAATCAGGTTCAGCGTAGCTTCGACAGATCCAACAACTACATCGATAGATTTAGACATACTTCCCGATGCAGCTGTCACAGCCCACGTTCCAGTCTCACCAACTATCAACGTGCAGCTCCCGCTCGCATCTGCCGTCCCGGAAATCGTCTTGCTGCCCTTCGTAGCTGTGACAGTTGCGCCCGCGCTGGTTGTGATGACAATCTGCAAGTCGGGCGCGCCCTTGATGGCCTGCACCGCGCTCACAAACCCATCCGGGAACGCAAGCTGCGCGGAAGTCCCGCCCTTCGCGCGGATCGCGTCGGCAACCGATGTAAGATCAGCCGTGTTTGTCAAATATTCAGCCATCAGAAACTACCTCCATTCGCGTTTGCGATCTCTACAGCCGCCCATGCACCGGACACAACCCGCAGAAATTTTCCATTATCAGCGGTGGTGACAGACGGCACTTCGCGAACCTTGACAGCTCCGGTTTTCCCGTTCACGCTCGTCACGGGCGCTTCCGTTAGATAGTCCGCGCCCGCCACGGCCACGGCCCAGGCTGTCGGCTTCCCTCTGGCGTCCACCGCCTTGACCTTGATCAGGTCCCCGACGGCCGCGCCGGAGGCGAGGATCACATCTTGCTTTCCGTTCCACGCGTCTTTGTTGCTGCGCACGTCGGCGATAGCCTCGTCGATCTGCGCGCCGGTAAACTGGCTGTTGTAAGCCATACGATCACTCCTTCATACACAGAAAATCCTCGCCGTCCGCGGTCTTCAGCGCCTGCGACTCTCCCAGCGGGATAAAGCCGTAGTTGTCGTTCCAGCTGCCGTCCGCGCTTTGCGCGAACAACGAAATGCGGTATTCCCCATCACCGGAAAGCAGAAAATCGTCGTAAACCTCAAAGGTGCGCTGCGTGCCCGCCGGGGTCTGGGAGAAGGACGCGATCAAAGCGCCCTTCCCGCGGCCCCAATCCTCGCCGGACTTCGTCGCGCGGCACTCGAAGGCCGTGTAGGCGATGTCCGACGAGAAGGAAACGGTGATCGAGTCGAACCCCGAGACCGCCGAGATCTTGTTGCCCGTGATGGAGAATGTCAGCTGCGGCGCGGCCATCAGGCGGCACTCCAGGTCCCGGCGGCGTTCTTGACGAAGACCTTGACGATCTTCGTGCCGTCGCCGGAAGACGCTTCCTCGAGGTCCGCGCCCTTGACAGTGACGTTGATGGCGGTGTTCTTCTTGTAGCCTCCCTCCGTGCCGCTGACGTTGGTGGAGCCGCCCGTCGTCGGGATCTGCGTGCCCGCCGTGTGCAGGCTGCTCGTCGCCGGGACGACGCGAATGGTGTATTCCTCAAAGTCCACGTCGCAGACGAAGGAGAACGCCGCTGCATCGTAGCCCGTGACCTTCGAGATCCTGCTCTTGTCGGGGCCGGTGATGGTCACGGCAGGAATCGACGTGTTGAGCGTGATCGTGTCGCTGACTGCGGTCGTTTCGTTGCCGACGTCGTCGCGCATCTTGACATAGATCGTCTTGAGGCCGTCGCCGTTGGGCAGCGTGATGGATTTTTTCGCGGTGAATGTCTCCCACGACGCTTCCGCCTCGGTCCCCGCCGTCTTCGTGCCCCAGATCTTCATCTGGTAGCCCGTCGTTGTCTCGTCGGAGACAGAGATCTTCGCCGTGACGGTCGCGCTGGTCGCGTACTGTGCACCGTCGTTCAGGATCAGCGATAGGCCGGCAGGTGCCAGCGTATCAAGTGTCAGATTAAAAAAACTTGCCATCTGGATTTATCCCCTTTCTTCGCTTGTGAGTTCAATGTACAAAAATCCGCCCGGTCTTTCGTAGATGGTTTTCGTGCCCAGGTGGGCGGATTTGATGCCCATGGAGCCGATGAACAGTTCCAGAATGCGTTTGAGTCCAACTGCCAGCATGTTATCCCTCCAACAGATACAGTGTCCGCGCGTCCTTTTTGTCCAGCGCGTCATATTCGGATTTTGTCATCACGAGGATCGCGTCGATCTGTGCCGACTGGATGCCCCCGCCACCAGAGCCGCCGCCAGCACGCACGGAAACGTTAAAGGAAACGTCGATCGGATCGCGGTTCTTGAGTCCAAATTCAATGCCGCCCATCACAACACCGCCTTTGAAAGCGCGTGCGCAACGTCGATCTGCTTGATCTCCGAGCCAATCACGTCACCGCTCTTGAATTTCACGCGCACCTGCATCTGGCAGAGCTTCGGGAGCCGAAAGGTCTCCTGCTGGGTGAGGGGAAACAGAAACTTTCCGTCCTCGTATCCGATCTCTCCCGGATAGCTCTTTTGCAGGTAAAGCAGAGAAATTTCCACCTTTTCAACGCTTGCAACGTCCAGCGGCTGCCCTTTATTCTTGATGGTAACACTAAGGTTATACGAATCTCCCTGTACCAAATGCCGCACCTCCGTTCTATGTGCCGATAATCTTGCATTCTGCCGCCGCGATTCCGCTGAGGAGAATACTCATGCTGGTGATCGTGCCGGTGATCGTGCTGCCCCACGGCGTCGTCGTTTTGACGTAATCGCCGGGGGTCTCGCCGTCCATGACGATCCGCACGCTGTGGGTCTGACGGCGCATGTAATAGTCGTAGACGTGCTGGGTGACCGCGGCGACGTTGCTGCTGTTGACCAGCGTGGCGTCCCTGACCTCAACGACGTTTGGCTTCGTCGTGGCCGTGACCTTCGGATTAGTCTTCGTCGTGACAGTGGTCGTGTGGTAATACGTCGTGCCGTCGACCTCCACGCTGTCGCCGCTGCCGGTCGTTTTGTACGCATGCGCCGTCACGCGCACCTCCGTCACCGGGGAAGACGTTTCTACGCTGCCGCCGGTATAGAGCCGGTCAAGCGGGATCTCCGCCGCCTCGTCCGACGCGAGCTTTCGCACCTTGATCCCGCGCGTCCCGCTGGTGTCGATGGTGGCGCAGATGGCAAATGCGATCTGCTGCAGCGCCTCGCGCTTCGTGCAGTCCGGGATGTAGCCCGTGACCTTTGCGTCATCCAGCGAAGAGTCGTATTCCAGCGTAAAGTGCCCGGCGAGGATCGTCTGGATCAGCGTCTTCGCAGACGCGCCGGAATAGATCGCAGCCGCGAACGGCTCGCTGTCCATGACGCCGAGGGCGTCGATGCAGGAAATATCATAGACGCTCACGCTTTTCCGGGAGGACGATTCGATATAAAACACGCCGATCAGGTGGTCTGAGTCATACGCGCTGACGGGCTGCTTCTGCTGGAAGACGTAGTCGATATCGTCCGCGCTGTCCAGCGAGAAGTCGAGCGTGTTGATCTCCAGATCGTCAGAAATGATGTTCAGGCCCTCCGTGACCCGGACGGAGCGCAGCTCTCCCCGCTCGAATTCCCGGACGATGCCGAAGAAGATCTGCGAGATCTTCGCGTAGTGGTTCGGCAGGTGGGTCTTATTGATCTGCACGACGAGCTTGTTGTATAAGTCGACCTGCTGCTCGCAGAAATACTTGTACGAGTTCGGCGTGAAGGTCTTGCTCGCAAGCTGTTCTTCGCCGTTGTACCACATCAGGACAATCTCGCTGCAGTAGTCACCCTCCGAGCCGTCGAAGTAGAAGAAAATGCCCGGGGACGAGAACTGACCATTCAGGGAGATCGTGATCGTCGGCGCTGCGTCAAACGTGCAGTCGTCGTTGCTTTGCACCGCGGACCAGAATGCGGCCCGCTGGTTCCCGAGCAAGACGCGCGTCCCGTCTAGGACCCACTGGTTCTGCTCGCAGGACGCCAGCAGCCCGGCGTCCGTGCCGTAGGGGAGCAGGGCAGGGTTCGCAAAGTCTTTCTTCGCCGTCGTCGTTACCGTCGACGCATCTGCTGCGCCGACCGCGACGTCTTCATATACCACTCTTACGCTCATGCCGGGGTCCTCTTCGGTTTCATGGCAACGAAATTGACGGTCAGGTTCTGCCAGCTGTTTTTCCCGGCATAGCTGGACGCCAGCTCGTCGTCGCCATTTGCAACATACGCGTCGAACGTCATGGTCGTCTGCGCATAGGGGACTGTCAGTACGTGGCTGTCTGCCGGTGCGGAGATCGTTTCATAAAACTCGTCGTATTCCTCGGGGTTCGATGTCACTGAATCAATTTCCAGGCTGTAATTGTAATAGGTGCCGATGATGTCGCGCGTCATTGCGCCAGTCATCACGCGCCCGGCATTGTCGCCGTCGAGCACGGAAAACGAACGTTTCAGACTCACGACGTGCAGATTTGGATACGCTTTCCCATCAAGGCTCAATACGCTTGTCATGTTCTCACCCCCGCCAGACGAACGCCAACGCGCTGCGTCTCGTCGTTGTTCGCCTGATATACCGCGCGGGCAAACTCGCGCTTATCGACCTGCATCACGACTGTAATGCTCCGGCCTCCCATGCCGCCCGTCTCGTTCATGGCCTGCTTGAAAGCCTGCACCATTGTGGCAAGCGGCGTTTCGATATTCGTTCCGCTTTTCTGGTCTCCCAGCACAGCCATAAACTCCCGGTTCGGCGGGATGACCGCGCCAGAGGCTAGGCGGGGCAGCGATACACGGGAAACAGGCGTGATATTGATGCCAAATGATTTTCCGCCAACAAGCGGAACCCAATCTGGAACTTCAAAGTGGATTTTGTTCAAAGCGGAAATCAAAAGGTTAATTCCGTCAATGATGAAGTTAATCGCGCCTTCGACCGTACCGACAATGAGATTCCAAACGCCTTTCAGAATATCTAGGACGCCGTTCCATGCTTTCTTCCAGTCTCCGGTGAATACGCCGGTCAGGAAAGTAATAAGGCCACTGAGGATCTTTTTCCATGCGTTGTACTGGTCGGAGAACAGCTTTCCGATTGTTTCAAAAATCGCAGCAAGTGCCGGGTTCTTGCCCTGCAGCCATGTAATAAATGCGCTCCAAGCGTCTTTGATGGAGTTTACAATCGCGTTCCACGTCTGCTTAAGCCCTTCCCAAATTTGTTTCGCGCCTTCTGCGGCAAGCTTTAAGTCTCCCGTAAACACGCCCTTGAAGAATTTCCCGAATCCGTCTATGATATTTTTCAGGCCTTCGATTAGTTCTTCGCCATGTCCGGTAAAGGAAACAAGTGCAACCAGAGCGGCAGCAAATCCCGCAATCAGGAGTGGAATCCAGCTACCCGTCAGAAGCGAAATGCCGATACCGGCGGCAAGTAGCCCCGCGATGATCGTAAGCGTATTTACTAAATTGAAGCCATTTTCAATGACATCCTTGATTCCGACAACCAGCATAGCAAGACCGCCCACAACAAGCGCAATTCCTGCTGCTATCGGGCCAAATGCGATTGCAAGTCCGGCGGCCAGCGCGGCAAGCCCCGCAAGCATTCCGAGGAAATTTTGCAAATCAATTCCGTTATTCCAAGCATCCAGCCAGAAGTACACAAGCGCAAACGCACCGGCAACAGCAAGGGCGATACCCCAAATCTTGCTCAGGTCGTTCGTGAACAAGCTCGCGATTTTCCACGCAAGAAGCCCTGCTGCAATAGCGCCTACCAAACCGAGAATGTCGTGGAGCTTGTCCTCTGCCATGTCGAGATTCGAAAAGTCCGGCGCGATCTCCGTTGATGCCGCGCCTCCAGCACCACCACCTGCCGCAGAAGCGGAATTATCGGTTAGCTGGTTGATCTCGTCAAAGCTTGCCATGCTCTTGCTTGCGTCCTCCGCTGCAGAGCCGACGCCTTCCAACGCTTTCTGTTCTTCATTCAATCCTTGTGCGGCTGATTTCTGCGAAGACCAGCTTTTCCCGGACAGCATACCAAAGAACTTCGCGATAGCTGTAACAACCTGTGTCAGAATGTTCACAAGCTTCACAAAAACAGGAATCACGACTTGAAGAATCGGCTGAGCCAGCGTCAAAAACGCCGCCTTAAGCCGCGCAACCGCTGCACGCGCCTCCTCGTTCTGCATGATTGTTTTCCCGAGCCATGTCCGCAGGCTTTGCAGCGCTCTAGTAATCAGAGAGAACACCAGGACACGCTTAAAAAGCCCGGAAACACGCTTGCTGAACGTGTTCATGCTGTCGGAAACATTTTTTGCGGCAAACTCCATCCGTTCGGACGCGCCGCTTGCGTTTGTAATCTCTCGCGTAAGCTCTCCTGCGCGTGTCTTCGCCGCGTCCAGCGCGGAGGTCTGCTCCATTACCTTGTCCGTAATTTTTGCGTACTTGCCGTCCAAGCTCTCAACGATCTTGTCTTGCTCTTTCAGACGCGCTTCCTGTTCCTTAATCTGTGCAGCAACTTCGGATTGCCGACTGTATGCAGAAATATACGCATCAGGCGATGCAGACACCTCGCCGGATGTGACCTGCCGCAGCCGCTCAGATTCTGCACGCAACGATTTCAACGCAGTTTCTGCCTGTTTTGCGGATTCCTTTGCCGCGTCAAGCTGTGCCTTGATCCCGCTTTGCTCGCCGCTGCTCTTTTTCAGGTCAGTTTCCAGCTTGTCAATTCTCGCTGTAAGTTTATCAAGCTCCCGCTGTGCTTTTTTCGCATCAACTTCCGCCTGCACAACGATTTTCCCATCTGCCATTTTCTCACCACCTTATTTTGAGACACCCCACGCTGCCAGAATATCCTTTTCTGCGTCTGTGTAATTCGTTTTCAAATCAATAATTTCACGGTTTCGCCTGTAAAACTCTCGTTCCTGCTTGTCAAGAGGCTTCCCGCGAGATTTCTTGTCCCGGATACTTACCACATGGGCAAACAGGCAGTCTCCAATTTCCTGATAATAGGATAAAAACGTATACCAGTGCAGATATTCCAATGCACGGATTTCGCAGCCTGCAATTCTGTTGATGGGCGCGACAATCATCTCAAAGTCCTGCTCCCACGACATCAACGTCGGCTGCTTTTTTTGCTCCTTTTGGTCTTGCTCGTGGTCAATAAACCTGAAACATTTCCGCAGTGCTTCCTCATAATCTGAAAACGGAATATCGTCAAAGTCAGGGTAGAATATCTCAAGGGCGGCAATGGCGCGCTCCTCTTCCGTCAAATCTTTATCAGAAAGAGCGGCGAGGATATCCAGCACCGCTCTATAATCTGATTCGATCTGATATGTTTTGCCGTTTACCTCGGCTGACGTCGGGAGCGCGTAGATCAGCGCTTTCTTTTCGCCCATCTGTCCGTGTACTGTTTTACTCTTGGGCTCAGTCTGGTTTTTTCGAGATCGAAACCAGCGTCCATCTCGTCGATGACAGCAAGCATAAGATTCGCCCATACCGGCAGACCATTTGCAAGCGCCATTACGTTTGTCCTGAACACTTCAGTGCAAATCGGCTTTCCAAAAATTCCGTCGATTTTTTCGCGAATCTCCGTGTCGAACTGATCTGCCAAATCGAGAATTTTTTTCGGGTCCGTCTCGTTTTCGGCGCGTTTTGCGTATTCATGCTGTCTGGATTCCAACTCTTCGAACAGCGAAAACAGCTTTTTCGCAAATTCGCTGTCCGTCGGGTTGAACTCTACACTCACGCCGCCGTTAATTTGGAAGGACTGTACGCCAGTATCAAATCTGATATCTGCCATTTATAGCCCCTCCTTACGCCGCAGAATCCGCCGTGAATGTAACTGCACCGTTGCTGCCGACCGCAGCCGTTCCAGTCGTGCGCGTACCGCCCAGCGTCACATCGAACGGCATGCCGACAAAGCCACCACCCTCAAGCCCGAACAAAGCAGAAAAGCAAAGGCTTGACCGTAAAAGCTATAATCTAAATGCTGTAGCATTTTCCGTTGTTCCGCAAGAGTAAGCGACCGAACTTTTTTTG